GGGTGGGGGGCAGTGCACTGCCCTCTCACAGATCCAAAACCACACCATCCCGTATTTGGGAGGCGTGTGCCTTATACAGGCACACGCCCGGGATGAATGGATCTAAATCGGTGTGAGAAACCGCCCCCGGAGGTACAAGGCTCCATCCTCTTGCTAAAGTTAGCAAAAAGGGGCCCACTGGCGTTTAATGCTGACGGTGCCAGACCGTGGCGATCTTTTAAGATGATCGCTGCTTACAGATTGGGCATCGTTCCCTTTGCGCCTCTCCATAAACAACAAACATTTTAAAAGCGCTGGCCAAGAAGTCAGAGGATCCTTCCTTTTCACTACCTTTATGCTCCACGTAAGATATTCATACTTGTGGAGGTTAGGATTTATGCGAATTGGAACTCCTCTCTGAAGATTTACTCGAGATAAAGGTTTCCCTTTATCAAAAGTAAACTGTCTACTTAACCAGCCAAGCCCAGAACTAGTTTCTCCCACTATAGGTAATTTACCTATAACTTTTTCTACCTCATCCATGAGATAGACAGAGGTCCTCCAATAACCTTTCAAATAAAATTGGTTACTGGTAGATATGGTTGAAATAAGTTCTTGAGCTTCCGCCCTGTTTGTGGGAAGCACTCTCCGGATATAGACTGGAGTTATGTCATATCCGTTAAATGCATCCATTCCACAAGATTCCCTAAAATTACTTTTCAGGAAAGACTTGTGGACATTGACCTTGCAATAAAATTGTGCTAAGGTCTCACAAACAGCTTCTGCCTCGCCTACGGGGACAAATAAATCATCCCCATAAACGTACACCTGGCGCATCAATTTCTTTAAATTGCGCCTGGTCACCGGACATCCGCGACCTTTAACCAAAGAGGTGAGTATAACTGTTAAGAAATACATAGCCTCTATCGGAAAGGTCACAGCGCTACCCATGGACGCAAACTTCTTTAGATCAACGATTTGACCTGTGGGAAGCTGCGCAGCCAAACTTCTACATGCTAAAAGACAATCGAGCAAATGCTCAGATGACTTTAGCATAAGTTTAACCAATGATAAGGGTACCCTATCACTGGCTTCCGAGAGATCTAAGCATGCTAAATGCTTTCTCTTGGAGGCTGAAATAGCTAATCTTTTGTTGATCGTTTGGTCAGTAAAATTAACATGACCACCCGTCAAATCAGAAGATTTTATCCTCTCTATAATAAAAGAGGACAGAGCCTGTTGTGTATATTGCATACAAACTGGCTCAATAGCTATAACCCGTGGACCTTTCAGAGTCTTGGGGACGGTTACAACCCTTACGGGCCGTTCGTCTTCCAAACTGGAGAAACTTATAGAATCTAGCCCATACTGACCATCATCTAGCTGGTTAATATTAACCATGCCATAGTGGTCAATGGGAAAACAGGCTTGAAGCCTGTCATGCCAAATTCTATGAACGTATTTCCTATTATGGTAAATACGTTCTTCAGTCGCACCAGGCCCATGCTTGGGAATAGTATCCATGACATTAAAATCATAGAATATTTCTCCCCATAGAACATCCGAAATCTTAGAAAAGATCTCGATATCTTCTATTTGCTTGGGTTCCGAAAGATAACGCTCAACCTGGAGATACCCGTCGATTGCCTTTTGGACCTTTTCAGGTTTACAAGGCAAAAGGATTTTCTTAAAAGCATACGACAATTGTCGTACAACTTTAAGAGCGTCCACGTCGGGATCAACCAAAGTTCGCCCAGTGGCGACATCAAAGATGAGACTAGTGAAACCTCGCAAAAATGCGGGGAGACACTTGCAAAACTTCCATCCCTGGAAGTCTGCATGAGTTACCTGTCCATGCTCTAGGGATCTTTCGATTCCTTGGGCAAAGTTAGGTAGGGTAATCGTATAGAACGATAACCCCTCACCTTCGGCACGTGACTTAATTGTTACTAGGTCACGCACAACGTCGACTTCATTGGCAGAGCATAGTGCTAAGCCATCCAAAAGGATAGCTTCGCACAGGAGGTAATAAGACTTTTCATGGCTTTTCAAGGCTCCTCCTATATAAGGGGGTAGTCCATTCCAGCCATGTGTGATCCATCAATGGCAGGGACACTCTATAAGCATCCCCGCCAGCGATTTAATGGTGATGAATCACGACTTACGGTACCAATCTCCCGTCAATGTATGCAGGAAAAGCTCTTGTTCCAAAGTAAGGATCAAGGTTTTATCCTGTAACAAAGAAAACTGAGAAGCAAAAGCTTCTATTGTCTTAAGGCGAGTATTTACCTCAACTAATAAAGTGAGGATTCGCCTAACAGAAAAATAATCCCTCTCAGGATTCAGTTTGGGAGACAATCCTAGCTCTCACCACCTAGTAACTTCGCGATATTTCCCGAAGTCAACCAGGCTACAAGAGCATCGACGAGATAATCAATCTCGGTATCGGAGAACCCAAACTCGGGCTCATCGACAACGAGGCTGATCCCACAAGAACACGATTTATTAGTCGCGTTAATGGGGTCCTCGGCAATAACCGTCTGGTCCAAACGGACTCTACGACGTTTACGGCCTTTGGCAGTCTGATGCGAAATAAGCATTTTGACCGTCTCGTCTGCGGATTGATAAGTTGCTGTTTTGTCTCCAACGGAGACTCTAGGCAACGAAACTGGTACTGCGTTAATCGTCACCGATTGTGGATCACTGTACATGGCGCTCAACCTCCTTGGTTGGGTTAAGGGTGTAATGCTTTACGCCCGGGAACCGAGCGTGTCTATTATAACTAGATGCCCCTAGATATACCAAGGGCAGCTAGAATAGCGAGTTGGTAGCCATTAAATTCAGGCCAATCCAACTCGAAGCCGAAAGGTGAAGCTCCGGCCCTTTCTTTGCTTTCGCAAGATAATAGGGCTTCGGCGGTTACCGACGCGGGACCACTAGACACTCGGTAAGGCCACGTATTTTTGTAATAATACGTAGTCTTCCTTTGAGCCATGCAGTACGCATACTTAGCAACCAGGTTATCGTAACATGAGTTCGAGGTATTCTCGAGGACATCCCCGATGTTCCCGAACCAGTCCGCTAACCAGCTCCAGGGAGTGAGCTCCCAAAGTAAGGCTGGTGTTATTGACAACCCCCAAAGGTGTCGTCTCAACCTGCTAGAAATTACATCTTCGGCCTTGTCTGTCGACAAGTCTCTAATGTAAAATTTCCAGCGCGCCTCAAACCAACGATGCTCAGACACTGTCTTTCGCACCGTCGCCTTTGGTAGCGTAGAAACGTTGTAATAGAAGTATGTGGGAAGTTGTGGCAAAATATTGCACACTTCCTCATATACCACATTATCAACGTCCTGCTTGATGGTACCATGCCTTGATATCCATTTGTTATTATTCTTTCGAATATAACGAATGCGTTTATCTATTCGCATTACAGTTTCGTAAAACTTGCGAATATCATTTAAGAAAGGCACCCAACCAAATTGCGCATTAAGGTAATTATTGCCAAAGTCTTTCATAGACAGTAGCCTTACCTTAAATAGTTTGGAAAAATCTCTCAGTTCACCGAGAAATTGCCCCATGTCTGCGCTTGGTTTAGTCGGTCGGAATCTCTTCCAAGCCGAGGGACCATCGCTCGAAGCATCCCAGTCTGTAGAGTAATCACTATAGACTGTGTTTAGATGAGCAGGAGTCGCGAGGCAGAAATGCCCGTAGTAGAAGTACTTACGAGTTAGCCCGTCAACCATGACAACGTCATTGGTATAGGGCCTATCGTGAGTCTGGTCCACTATTTTTAAAGGGCCGCCTTCACGGTAGGGTGGGCCAGGATGGGTTTCATCCCAGCACTCCTTCCTACTCACTATGTACGTATCCGGAACAGATGGGAAGTAAAAATCACCCAATTTCTGTTGGTACGTACCCGACTTGTACCAGGTTTCTCCCAGTTTGTGAACCGGTAGAAAATTAGTACCTGTCGTTCGATACCTCGAGATAGCCACTTCCTGTTTACCTCCTTGCAGTAATTTATGCAAGCCGATGAAAATAACCGGCGGCGGAACATGGGGGCCTTTAGGGGCCCCC